TGGGTTAGCATCACTTACGTGGAAGTATTCCAAATCATCAAAGATAGCTGATATTTCAGAAGATACAACAATAAAGTTAGCCCCACCTCTTAACGTAGATTTATGGATTTGAGCAGAAGTTTGGTTCAATCTTGTGATAAGTGTTTGATTCCAATCTTTTTGTGTGTATGGACTAGCAGCAGTAGATGCTTTTCTCCAACCATTGTAATCCCAACGTAATTGCCATGCAGCACCTACACGTAAATCTCTAAGGATTTCACGGTCAATTTCAGCAGCAACTTGTTCAGACAACATAGCAGTTAATTCAGCCTCAGCATCGATATTGTGGAATGCACTAACATCTTGAGCTAATTCTGGAGACCATGTAGCACGTAATTTTCTTTCTTCAACAGCAACAACAACTTCATCCAATTTGAATGAAACTTCTCCCATCTCAGTTTCAAGCTCCAAAGAAGCATATTGAGCCCAAGCACAAGTAAAGTTAGCATTAACGTGAGTAGAAGCAGATACAGTGAATGAAGATACAGCACCAACATATCCATCATAAGTAGATGTTCCAGCAAAAGAAGCACCAACAGAAGTTCCCACTGGGTGAGATAAATCTAAAGCAACATAACATGTACCAGTAGCATCAGTTAATGAAGTATAAGTAACGATACCTTTACCATATTGTTGTGTAACTAAACGGAAAGGGATTTCTTTACCAGCAGCGATAATTGTATTACCATCAACATCTTTAATATCGTTTACAGTTAAAACATGTAAAGAAGCTAAGAAAGATTCAGTATCCATTTGGTTACCATCAGCACCTGTCATAACAGCTTTATTCGTAGCATTTGGAGAGAATCCAGATAAACCCAAAACAACAGATCTAACAGAACCATCAGTAGCCGTAGCTAATGCAGCACCATTTGCAATTGCAGTGTATTCACCATTAGTACCTAAAGCCCATGGAGCGTAAGCACCAGTAACGATTGAAAGTGTACCTTTAGAGTTATCAAATAAACCATCATTATAGAACGCATCATACAAATTTTTAGCTTGCATAGTAGTTACAGCACAGTTACTTGAAGAAATACAAGATGGTAAAGCAACACCAGTCGCAGAACCATTGTTCATACCATTTAATCCTGTGTGTGCAGAGAAAGTTGTACCATAAGCACCACCGTTATTGTTATAATCATTACCAGCAACACCAGCAGAGTTAACTCTAGAAGAAGTTTGTGGAACAAAGAAGAACAATTTACCGATAGGCATGTTCATAGCTTGTACTGATACGATATCATTAGCTAATAATTTAGAGAAAACTCTACGAACGATAGGGAAAACTACAGTTTCAAATGAACCAGAGTTAGTCGCTGTCGTTGATTCATTCAACAATGTAGACGCTTGGTTTTCATATAATTGAGCGATGTTTTCTTTAACGTGACCTCTAAGACCCTCTAAGAATCCTAATGAATCCCATTTTGACTGAGTTTCTTTACGGATAGCCTTCATGTGGTTCATTCCGATATTTCCAACTTGTCCAGATGTTAATAAATGTGACATAATTTTTGTTTTTTTTTTTAGTTATTATTATTGTTATTATTTTTTATTTTGGTGATGCATCAATTCGATAATTCTTCTTGTTGATTCATCAACATAAGCTGTATTTTCGTTTAATTGTTTAGAACTACTAGTAGCAACTTCTTTGATAATTTTATTTTCAATTGATTCATTCATTGGTTTTCTAGTTGCCAACTCATTAACAATAGTTTTATAAAGTCTTTGTGATTCAGTGATATTTGATACTTCAGAATCAAAACGTTTAAAGATGTTTTCTTTTTCAGCTTTAGTTGTAGAATGTTCCATAAACAACTTAGTTGCGTATGTAAGGTTACTGTTAAAAACAACTGTCTCAGCTATTTGTTTTCTAAAAACTTTAAGTGCTGCTCTGAATTCATTGTTTTGTACTTTGTATTCATTGTTTTCAGCTTTTAATTTTTTAGCCTCAGTAAGTAGAGTGTTATATCTTTGTTTTGTTTCAGTAACTAATTTTTGTGATTCAGATATTAAGTCACCATCAGCTCCAGCTCCTTTAGGGTTATTACCTAAATTAGCTTTACCACCAACACTCATTCCTATTCCAATTGCAATTTTTTCATCCAATTGTTCTTCCTCTTGTTCTTCCTCTTCCGTATCATCAGCAGCATCAGCAGCAAATGGGTTACCACCTTCTTCTGATTCAACTTCTTCTTCTTCTGATTCACCACCTTCTTCGTCACCCATTTCGATATCATAAGATACGTCCATCCCAAGTTCAGTTCCACCATCCATTTCAGTGTCCATATCCATATCCATATCCATATCCATTCCAAGATCGTCACCTGTTGGTGCTACACTTGTTGGTGCTTTAATGACATATTGACCTGGTTCAGTGATATTTAAGTGAATTTCATCACCAATTACTTCAATTTCGTCTTCACCACTTAATTTTTTATAAATTGCGATAACGTCATCATCAGATGCTCCTGTCATATCCATATCGTCTCCACCTAACTCTAATGAGTCCATTCCTAATTCTGAATCCATTTCTGAATCCACTTCTGATGAGTCTATGCTATCTATTGCATCTAAGTTTGAAGTGTCTACGTCAGTATCATCAACTGATGAATCTAAGTCTAAGTTAGCTTCTGGTTCCCCAGTTGCTTCTCCACCCATATCATCAATTTCAGTTTCTTCAGCTTCTTCTTCGGTATAACCAACTTCGTTAAGAATTGATTCTTTCACCACACTATCAATTTCTTCTCTAGCTACGCTACGAAGTATTTCTTTTGTGTTGGCATTAAGAGCAGATTGGATATTTTTAATATCTAATAATGCTTCTTCAAGTATTGATTTTTTGTCAGCCATTTTCTTTTTTAGTTTATTTTAAAAATCGAGAAATTATCTCATTTGTTAATAAATATATATATTTTTACCAAAAACCATAATTAGGTAAAAAAAAATAAATATTCTTATTCAAATAAGAATTTATCTAACCCATTATTTAAGTTTTCTTTTATTATTGGTTTATTGATTATAGTATTTTCAACGTATGGTTTAGTTTCTTCTTGTGATCTAAAAATCCAAGCATCTGGTGTAGATGGTGCAGTAACAACATCCCAACAAATTATTTCAAAATCTTCTTGAACGATTTGTTCACCGTTTTTACCTTCTTTTAATGAACCTACACCTCTAGATGAAACACCTATTTTTATTCTATTTCTAAGTAAGTTAGCTACTTCATCACCTTTTGTTGATACTATACCATAATTGATAAAACCAGGTGTCATAAGAATTTCCATCTTACCCATAAGTGTTTGACCTTCCCACCATGTTTCAGTTATATTATGTGATATCCTATCGATTGATATGACTGAACTCTCTGGGTGGTCACATTCACCTAATGCTCTACGTTCCCTAATTGCTTGTTGATATAGTTGGTCTTGTTTCTTTAAAATTACTTCTGGATAAATTCTACCATTTCGATTAAGTATTCCATATTTTTGTAATACAACCCAAACCACAAGTGGTTCCATTATAGTTAACCTACCAGTGTCAATTTTTTTTATCTCATTAATAAATGGTTGGTTTCTAGGTTCATCTGGGCTAATATACCCAGCATCATGTTCGATCAAACCTCCCCAGCCAGTTTCACCACGTTTTAATATTTTAAAATCTTTATAGTTGTCCATTATTATATTTACTTATAAATATAATAGATATATAAAAAAACCCTTGATATTTAAATATCAAGGGTTTTTTTATATAATTATTTTTTCTTTTTATGGAACTTAAATGATTTATTATCTTTAAAAATTGAGTTAATAACTAAACCAATTACTTTATCTAAGTTTGGTCTCATTCGTATATCACTTAATTGTGTTTCATTTTTTAAAAATAAAGTTATTTCATTACACATAAAACTTCGTTTACCATATTTTATTCCAGATTCTCTTATGTCTAAATCAACAATTGTTTTATCTTTTACAAATTCAGTGTCAATGTTTAAATTAAATGAATCGAATAGTGTTTGTTTTAAATTCTTATTAATTTCTTTAATTACCCGATTATAATTAATATCAGCGTTAATTTTTGGTTCAGCCCATGCTGAAATGTTAATGTATATTGCTTGAGTGTGTTTATCATTTACACTACCAAAAACAACATTATAATCTTCATAATTATCTATTTTTACTTCTTTTCCTACCTTCATTCTTACCTGGTTATTTTTAACTAAAATAGCTATTTTTTTCCAGTAAGTCAAGTGATATTAGTTATTTTTTAAATTAGTTCTTAGTTCAGATAATTTAGTCATGTTTTCAAAGAAAACCTCATTAACTTCTTGTTTATCGTTTAATAGTTTATCCTTAACACGCAATAGTTTATCTTTTGATTCTAAATCTGAATTAATTAGTTTTTCGTTGATTAAATCTAAACACTCTCTTAATGTGTTTGAATAAACCGCTTTTTTATCCTCATCAGATGAATCAATTAACACTTTTAGTATTGATTTATCTGATTCATCTAAGTCAGAATATTTTTCATTATATTTATCAACCATTATACTAGATAACATACTTGATGGTAAATCTATACTTTCAATAACTATTTTAGTTTTATTATTTAATATATATTTAATTACCTCACTAGTTGCCTCAACTATCACATCAATGTTATGCGCTGTTTTTTTCGTGAAAATCAACTTACTTATATTTTCATATAAATCTATTTTTTCGTGGATTATTTCTTTTTCATATAAAATTGGTAAAGCTAAATTAGCGTTAGCTTTAAAAATTTCATTTTTTTTGAAATTATTAAATAAATTAATGTTCTCTTTGAGAAATAATGTAGCTTTCGCCACATCAGACTCAATTTTATTTTCAATATTATCATAAACTAAAAATTGTGTTTTTAACATTTCACACTCTTTTATTGATTTAATGTAACCTTTAAATAACGATTTACTATCATTTTCAGACATTAAACTTTTAGCTAACATTTCATTGTATATAATTTTTATTTTACCAAAATTTTCCATAGTATCTTTTTTATATATATAAATATGTTTATTTAAATGAAAATGATCAATCACCTAACATTTTATCAATATCGTTAATCATGTTATCAATATTTTTACTTATTTTTACATTTTTATCGTATATCTTAACCTTAACATCTTTTGTTTTATCAACTGGTGTGATCGATTCCAATAACTGGTTAAATTTATTTTGGTGTTTAACTTTTCGTTCAGTTAATTTTTTAGTTAAAACATCTTTTCGTTCAGTTAATAATTTATTTGCACGTTTAATTGTTTCAGCTAATTCCTCAACATTTACATCAGCTGTTTCATCCTCTGGGTCTGCACTTTCACCAGTGTCATCAGTTCCCCCATCATCACCAATCTCCACATCACCTTCTTCTTCATCGCCAAAATCTAAATCTTCACCACCAACACCGCCACCGCCAAAGGAAGCACCACCGCCACCGCCAACACCACCAGTTGCACCACCTTCACCTTCACCTTCACCTTCACCGCCAGCGGAACCACCTTGTAGTGCTGCTTCAAAATCACCATAAAGTCGATCAACATTATCGAACATACCAGTATGTTTAATAACGCTAGAAGTATTTTCTAATTCAGCTGATGCGGCTTTTTCAAGTCTTTGTTCAAGTAAATCTTGTTTTATATCATCATCAGACCAACCTAGTATCTCTCTATGTGCTCTAGTCATAGACATTGGAGCGAAACCATTACCTAAATCAGATGTTGCATCTTTAAATAAAGTTACCTTCAATTGTAGGTGTTCAATCTTAAGCATTTCAGCTTGTGTAGATGGATTATTAAGTGTTAAGGTGAAATTATCTAAATCCTCTTCAAATCCAAGTATATATAAATGGATAATAGCTATTTTATTTAATTCTTGAAGCATAGCTTGTTGAATACGATTAATAGTTCTTGAAAACCTAATATCTTGCATCGCCAAATTGCTACCTTCACCAGATGTTTCTTCAAACCCTAAAAATGGTTTTGGTACACGTAAAGCAGTAAAAAGATTTCGCTGAAGGTATTCTATATCAGCTATTTGATCTAAATTACTGTTTTTCAAGTAGTTACCAGCTTCTGTTGCAAATGTATGATAATTATGGTATAATTCATCACCATCTACGGTAATTGTACCAGTATCTTCTTTAACCTTTAACCATTCAATATTAACTATTTTATGATTATAGTTGGCTCCTTCAACAGATTTATTAGACTTTTCAATATAATATCTCCAAGCTATTACGTTCTTATAACCTAATTCTTCAGCTGTTACTTTACACCAGTCTCTGTAATTATTAAACCCACGTTCTTTAATCATCTTATCTAGATGATTACGTGTAAATTCATTTAGGTTTGTTAGTGAGCTTCTAATGTCTTTATTTGAATCCGTAAACTCAGTCATGAAATCTTCATTTGAATTTAGTTCAACCAATGTCAAATCAGCTTTACCACAAAGTTTAAACATTTCAAAGAACATATTATAAAGTTTGTCACTAAATGTGATTGTTTGTTTCTTACTAAATACTTTACGTCTGTATTCGTCAGATTCCCAGTTTTCTTTGGCTATCTTAGAAAAACTTTCTTTAAATTCATCAGTTGATTTAGCTTTACTAATGGCTTCACCTCTTAACTTAATAATCCCATATTTATTAAGATTATTATTAAATGTTTCATTAGATTTAATTCTAGAATTAATTGAATTTAATTTAGATTGTTCACCTCTAATTGATTTCTCATCTTCTGTTTGATTAGAGATGAACTTATTAATACCTTTAGTTATTTTACGTATGTTTTCTTTAGCCTTATCTGGAGTAGACCATAACTCATGCCTATGGTATTGATAATGGTCTCTTGAATTCATTAACGTTAAATTTTTAGGTACATTATTAAATCTATCGTTATCAACATGGTGAATAGTTTTCATCTTAGTTTTATAATAATCACCTTCAAATGTAAAATAATTTTCTTTATTTTTATCTTTCATAAAACTATTAACCATTCTATGTGTGAACACCCATTCTTGTTTTAACGAATCCCATACTCTTTCATATTTTTTAGAATATTTCTTTTTTAGTATATATTCCTCATCTCTATAGAAAGGCATTAACGAATCACCAATAACTAAATCTTGAGCTTCAACGAACCCTTTGGTTCTATGTACCCATTTATGGTCTGGTGTAGTTGTAATCGACTCACCATTATCCAATGTTATTTTCATAACCTCTGCATTTTTACGGGTTTCACCAGCCCAAGTAATAATACCTGGAGCTAAAGCACCTGTATTCGGGTCGCAAGAATATACCCAAAGGTCTCGATTACCATTATCCCATTCACTTATTATTTCATTTAACTCTAATGTTCTTCCATCTAATAATGGTATGCGAGTATCTAATGCAATACATGCTCCAGGTAATGTATCAATAGGTGTAGGTGCGTCCTCACTTCTAACAGGTATAAAATAATCTTGATCGTTAGCCAATTGGTTGTAACGTAAATCCATTTGACCAGTTTGTGGATCAGTAATTGGTGAACGTTTAAAACGATCAGCTATTTTATTTACATAATCCTCAACATCGGCATCGTCAATATTACCAACATAAATTTTATACACACGTCTTTCTGGTGCTCTAGTTACACGATATACTAACATTGAGTCTTCGGATAATAATAATTGTTTCCAAATTCTTCTAGCTTTCTCTAACACAGAATTATGGACCACAATACCATTAGCGTAGAAATTGTGATTATCATTTTCAACATATATATCATATGTTTCATGTTCACCACTCTCCTCAATTGATTTAATTGGTTCTAATGTATAATCATCAGTTACCCTATTATTTTTAATAACTAAAAAATCACCTACCTTAAAATCTAAGGTATTTTTATAGCTGAATTTTTGTAACTCAGTATCATAATACATAATTTTATGTTCCTTAGAAGCATCAATAGAGTTATCTTTCGTGCTAAGTTTGTATGTTTTTTTTGTACCAGAATTAATCGTATCTAATACTTCTGATAATACTCTTTTCTGTGTTAACCCATCAAATGAATAAACTAAGTCACCTTTAACGATATCTTTAATTTCTTTATGACCATCCTTAGTTTCAACACTAGTGTTATATTTTAAACAAGTACCATACGGTAAACGTCTATCATCACCTAACAACCTAAAATGCGCTATTTGCCATGAATTGAATTCAACGTTACCACCTCTCCAATAAAACTTAGTTTTATTATCTTCTGAATCATCTTCACTTCTAGTTGTGATCATATCTAATAAATCGTTTTCTCTACGTTCCATTTCATAATTTGGCATCTGTTTACCACCAACAATACCATGTTTATCATCTATTTTTAAGAATAAAAAATTATCACCATATTTACATGTATTCCTTGTCATCATTGGTAATATTGAATGGATATCTAAACGATTATAAAATAGATCCTCAAGTATAGTTTTAACTCTTTTACTATCTGAATAAACATTAAGCATCCTACCATGTTCATTTAGTGTAGTTGATTCCTCTGACATAACATCTAATGCGGCAGCTATAGTTGGGTAAAACTCCATATTTTCAAAATCAGTATATGAACCAATACGTGTTGTTTCATAATTCATTGTTTGTTGGTAGAGTCCACTTTCAACCTTCTTCCACATTCCACCCAAATATTTATTTTGTTGGGCTTGTAATTTTTGTGTTTCGTATTCAGCTTTATTATTTGTTTTAAGTAATTCATTATTACCTATATTATATCTCTGTGTTTGTTGTTCAATTTGTTTAATTGGAGCATCTGGTCCAATTATTCTACCTAATTTTTGAAATACCGTTAAATTTTTATTTGCCATGATTTTTTTAATATTAATATAATGTTTTTTTTAGTATAAATAAAGCTTATTCCCAATAACCACACTCAACATATGCTGATCGTTCTTGTATTCCGTTAATAACTAATAAATCATATGCGTAAGTTGTCGTCCAATCTTGACCTTGTGAATAAGGTGTTGCGTTACAAAATGAATTTCTGTTATTATTTATCATACCGTTACCACTAACATTACTCTTAGTCTTTGAATTTGGTATTACCTTCCATTGGTATATTTCAGCACCAAGTGATTTACTAACTATTATTTTTTTCTTATTGAACCCCATTTTTTTATTGTTTTAATGTTTTATTATTTTATCGTTTACCACCAAATAACCAATTGAACTCACCTCTAGGGTCTTGTACATTTTTGTAGGCTATATGTTTTTCGTTTATTTTTGTTTCTACATTCCCTTTTTCATTAATTACTTTAATAGTTGGTGAGGTGGATGAACTACCAACCCAACTATTTAAAATAGCTTTTGTTTGTTTTTCCATTCTTTCAAGGTTTTTAAAAGAATGTTCTAATACCCATAACCCCATCCCCATAGCCATTATGCAATTATGGACAACAATACCATTAGCTATGAATGATTCATCTTCAGCTACTTGTAAATTATATACTATACCACAAAAATTACTTTTCTCAATTGAGACTGTTTTCGTCCCATACTCAAAATCACTTAATTGTTTAAGTCTATCACCAGACCTTATATCTTCTCTAATGTGAACCCAGTATTGGTCTTTTGTTTTAACACCATATCTATGTCTTGTGTTTTTATTAATAACTGCGTATTTACCAATTGACCAAGCGATATCACGCATTGATAAGGCTAATATCTTGCTAGTACTAACACCAATGGAATCATAGTTACCACGAGTATCTTGCCAACCATCACCTTTTAACCAATATTCTAAAACATATTTTAGGTCATCACCTAAATATTTCGAATAAATTGGTAGTATTTTTTCTCGATCATCATTATAACAATCATTTAGAATATACCATAATAATTTGCTTGATGTTAATAATGAAAAACCTTTACCTTTAACTTTACTTCTATTGTGCCCTATCTCTAACTTATTTAGATATCTTTCAATATCTAAACATAATTCTTCATCTTTAGTGTGGAATGCGATACTAATTAGATATGAATTATTACCTATCCTTGTAGAATTTTTAACTGAGTGACCATCAGCTAAAAACAACCCTAAAAATTTGGAAAAATCAGTATCTAATATTATTTCAGATAGTTTATTAGAATTTTCACATTTACTTTTTATGTAATAATCATCATCAGATAAAACTTTATTAATGTTATTACCTAGTGTTTCTTTTATTGATATTTGCCTAGGCTTGTGTCCATTTGAATAAAGTTTATCACCAGTTTTACTCATTCCCCAATTACTAGGTAGTACCCAATCTCGTTCATTTAGTTTATCATCATTAAATCGTTTCAAACTATTTGGTGCAGAATACAGTGGGTGGTTATATGATAACCCAAGTGATAATTGACCTTGGAAATTCATATCATACCAATCTCCATCAAATATTTTTTCAATTAACGCTTCAACTTCTCTATATCTACCCTTATGTGTCATAACCATATCACCAACATTAATATTTTCAATCGGTTTATAACCATCGATTGTTTTTATTAATGTTCCTTTTTTCAAGCAATCATCATGGTATCCATCCATATGATCTGGACGACCTTTTTTATATACAAATGTTAACATTTCAGAGGTAAGACGATTAGATCTAATTTTTATACCGTTTGTTCTAATTTGATATTCTAGATTTGCTATCATTGGTAAACGGACATTTGTTGCTTGAAAACCTGGTGTTTTATCACCTTTATTAAAAGCGACCATTTCCTTTTGCTTAGATGAAAGTATTCTACCATTTGGTGATTCATAATGAAGTCTTTTATAACCGAATTCCAACAATTTCAAAACAGTACTAACACCCATACCTCCAGTTATATCCACAACAGTGTATGCTTTATATAAATTTCCGTATTCTTCAATTATTTGGGCTAATAAATCTGGTGCAATCATTCCTTTATACTCCATTACTTGTTCCATAGTAGTGAAATTTATTATTGTGATTGTTGATGAATCTTCACCATCACCTCTAGCGACATCAGACGATAAAATATATTGGTGACCTTCTATTGGTTCTTCCCATATCCATATTTCACCTTCACCACCAGCGGTGTATTTAGGTTCTCTTACATTAAATTTATTTTGGAACTCAATATATTCTTCACTGATAACATTACCCCCAGAACCAATGAATGATACATCAAGCTCTTGAGCGATCATTTTAGCGTCATTATTCATACCACGACACATTTCTTCATACCAATAAGATGTCGGTTTAAAACCATCTGAAACCATTCTATTATAAGATTCAAATGTGAATTCAACCTCACTAATTTCTAATTCAGTTTCACCATCTTTTTTTAACCATCTAAGACCTTTATTATATCTTAAATCCTCATACCATTTCATTTCAACGACATTAAAACTATTCTTTTTTTGTTTTGATTGATCGTATGTTTTATAGTATAAAGGATCCATACCGTTTGGGGTTTGGTGACCCAATATTCCGTTATATATAACTGAGTGACACCAGAAATCATCAGTCTCTGGTAAAGAAAAATCATATGTATTATTTTCACCTTCAACTAGACTTAATATCGGAACCCATTTAGAATTATCTAATAAAATTTTATCTATATTATATTTAGTTAAATCTAATTTTAATACATTTATAAAATAATCGATAAATTTTGTAAACTTATCTGTCGAAATATTTGCGGTTTTATTCCTTTTATCAACTCGTATATCATTTAGTGATAACCCAGTATTTGATAATGATTTAACTAGCTTGAAAACATTTATTATTTCTCGTAGAATAACCTTACCATTTGGTATTATTATAAACCTATTAGATAGATTAACGTTAGTAAGTGCTTCTTGTTTAATTTGTTTTCGTTCAAATCTAAACCCAATAACATCATAATATTTTTTTGCGTCAATAGATGTTGCTGATATTCGATAATTATCACTACTAACCTTAACTATTTTTGTTGGTTTAGTTATACCCTCGACATAATCAGTAAGTATCCCAAAATTTAATAGTAAAAATCTAATTTGTTGGCATAATTTTTTAGATGAAAGGTTTATACCAATTATACCTTTAACTTTATCTGAATAACCATTACCATCCATAATACCTTGTAACATGGCTACCATATTTTCCTTACCTAATTCTAGTAACCTATTAGGTATATATTTTTTTGGTGCTTTTAAACTTAAATCAAAACCTAGGTGTTCTAATAACGAACCAAAATATTTTGACGATATAGTATAATGTAAATTATCGTAACTTGAAAAGTTAAATCCAGCCATTTCTATTGCCGAAGATATATCATCACCACAGGTAATTGTTATGTCACAACCCACTATTATATTATTTTCATTAATTGGTTCGTAACAAGATCCTTCGGATATATACAAACCAATTAGATAAGCTAAATCAGTTGTTATTTTATCGTAAATTATTTTAGGTTTATGTTCTTTATTATTAAATTCGTACTTAAAGTCGATTAAGTCGTTATTACCAAATATATTAAAACTGTGTTGTATATTAACATAATCACCGATAGATAAATCACCAAGCTCAAACCAATCATAAGTTTTACTAGCGTTAGAAAAACCCCATAATTTATGTTTAAATGTACCTTCTAAGTCACCATTTGTTGTTGTTAATTTAATCGTTTTCTGTAACCCATTATTAACTAAGATATTTGATTCTCTATTTTTTTGATTACCACGAACAGAATAGTTTTCTGTATAATAACCTATTTCTGGATTATTTGGTTGTGTATAATCAATTAAATCTGATAGTTGTTTCAACCCCTTATCCGTAAATATAAATGTGTCATCAGTAACACAAGAGATTAACATACATTTTCCCCCAGTATTATGACTGATAACACCATTTGAAATAAATGAATTTGTGATTGGTACATGTAAGTCGTAAGTATAGTCTTCCGATTCGGTTATCGTATCTATTACATCAATATAACGTGTTTCATTTTCTAGTATTTGTGTTTTTAACGATAATAAAAATTCTTTTTTATTTTGTTTTCTTTTTAACCTAAAACCTATTTCATCGTAAAATTTAATTGCATTTTTATCGTAAATTTTTAAATTATAAATTTTACGTATATGTTTTTTATTTGTTTTTTGTTCCTCATATTTTATGTGTGATATTATTCCGAAATTTAATAAAAGTATTTGTAATGTTTTTATTAATTTTTTTGATGTGCTAGCGTATTTAATACCTTTTATTGTACTTACACCATCACCATCAAACATACCTTGTAAAAACGCTTTAATTACTATCTTTGGCATCTTTAATAATGCTAACGGAATTTCTTTATCACTAGCATTATATTTTTTAAGACCAACCTCATTAAACCAATTAACTAATTCTGTTGATGACAACATAAAATGTCTGTCATCAACTTGTTTAAAGCTAACACCCAAATTAGCTTTATCATTGATTAAAAAATCGCAAATAGATTCATCTATATTTGTAATTCTTATACCACCATTAAAAAAATTACCTCCAGCTAAAAATAACCCTAATAAATAAACAAAATCTATATTGTCTTCTAATTTTTTTGGTATATTAATTAATTTACAATTATTATGTTTTTCATATTCGATTAAAATATTACTATCAGAACCAAAATAATTTTGACCATATTGTATTATGGGTGTATCACCAACCACTAATTCATTCATTCTAACCCAAACATCTTGATCACCCCTATTAATTAATATTGGGTGTTTCCAACTACCTTCTAATTCTATACCTAATTTTGTTTTTATTTTAAAGGTTTGACCATACTCACTAACAAATGTTTGTGTTGCGTTTACGATGTTACCATCCATGTTACAAACTTTATGTGGTGTTATTAAATCAGTAAAACCAATATTATCTTTATCGTAAACTAATTCATTCATTTCAACTAAACCATTTTCAGTTAATATTAGTGAATCTTTAGTTAAACAACCAAGTGCTGTAAGTGCCGCCCCAAATAATACGGCACCGTTTTCAATATACGCAGCCTCATCCATGATAAGATATGTTGGGGTAAAACCCCTCAAAGCATCTTTAGATGTAGCTACAGCTTTTACCCTACATTTATTTGGTAATCTAATTTCTTTTTTTGAATTTGTTAAAAATATATCTTTAGCTTCTTTTTCTGGCGTACCGTAATATTCATCACCCCAAACCCATCTAGGTAATTGGGTTAGGAAGTCTTTTATTTTTGCTAAAAATTCGAAAGCTAAATCTTGTTTGTTCGCTACAATAAGTATATTTTCTGGGTTATCGTAATCAGCAAAACCAACCTTTATTGCCATATATGCGGCAGTTGTTGTTGATACACCAGCTTGTCTTGGTTTTGTTACTAAATTAAACCTATGTTTTTCATAAGCATTTATAATTTCTTTTTGTCTTGGGAATAATTTAAACGAAACAAAACCCTCTTGTGTTTTATCAAAAGTTTCTAAGAATGTTTCAATTGCGTATGTTGGACTACATAAACATTTGAAATACTCTTCATTAATTTCTTGTCTTGTTAAACTCATAGTTTGTTTACATATAAATATGTTAAAAACACCAAAAGGACCTTAATAGGTCCTTTTGGTGTTTTTAATTAAATTATTGTTAGAATAATTCATCTAAATTAAATGTGTTATCATCATTATCATCATCAGTATTATTATTATTATCATTTTTGGTTGAATCACCAATTAATTCGTCTAAATTAAAACTTATACCATTTTCTGGTAAATCACCACCATTACTAATCTCATTCATTGTTTCGTTAAAATCATCAGTTTCCATATCTGCTTTAACGTTATCAGATATATCGCTAATAATTTTTTTACCTTCTTTGGTTCCAGCCATTATTTCTCTCATCTTGCTATTGAATTCTAATACTGGTAACGAAACTAATTCACTAAATATATGGTGTTTCAGATCAAAATCATCAGCATCTATCATCTGAGTAAAATTCTCCCATATTGCTGGACCTAAACGCATATCCCAAGGTTCAGCTGATAAAAAATCTGCTTTATCTATAACATAATTAGATATTTTATTGTCTTTAGGTAAACCATGAGCTGAAAGTATTTCCATAACACCTTTAACTAGTTCATGTATAAGTACTGGGAACACCATTGCTTGTACGTGAATGACTGGTTTAGGGTTTAGTTTCGTGGGGAATTCAACCCTAACTAAACCACCTTTAATTCCCTCCTCAATATTAGGTATTATAAAATACATATAATCAGCAGCTGACATCATCTTAGCGTAATTATTAGGTAATCTAGGATCTAAATTAATTAACTCATCATCAACCATATGAAACATATGATTACATTTTTTAGCTGCTCCTTGTATCATAGCATTTACAAATCTGCGTTTATAGATTTCATCATTAGCGTTTACCATTTCATTATGGTTTTTGAATTCGATTGGTTTTATTTTCCTATCCTTACCCTCAACAACACCAGTAGCGTCAATATTAGGGGTTAATTCTGCATGTATTTCAACAACATCTTCACCCATATTATACTCTTTTCGTATCATATCAACAGCTAATTTTTCCAATTCTTTTTTAAATGGGTGTTCTAATTCCATTGTTGTCCTAACTGATGACATCATATCTCTCTTAACTTCGTTTTTATCAATTGTATCAACATCAAACGCTTTTTTATAACGTTTAGATACATCTTTAAATCTACTGCTAAGTATTTTTTCCTCAAAAGATACATCACCATCAATAGGAAATACTGGGTGTTTAGAACCCAATGAGTGTTTTCCAGTTGCTAATTCATTTTCTAGTTGAGGGTGCATTCTTTCAGTAGTGTTTTCACCATAGAATTTACTTTCGTTAATCACATTAACGACTTTAATACCTTTTGCTCTTTTTAATGCTTCTTCAGCTATTTTTTTGTAATCAGACATTGTTTTATTTATTAATATTTTTTATTAAGTCACTTTTTTTAAAAATTGTTGATTCACTTACATTAGGGATTGGTATTGTGGGTAATAATGATATTTCTTTAAGTGAATTAATTAATCCAGTTATTTTTGTTTTTGGCACCCCAACAAGCTTAGCGAAACCAATAATAGCATCAAGTTGTGCTTGTGGTTTATCTGTTATTTTTGACACAGTAGTCATTATAATACCGTTGTTAGTCATGAAATTAAGTAGCTTTTCCGCTACGGCATTATCGTTATCTTCCGCTACGGCATTATCGTTATCTTCCTCTTCCACTATTTTTTCTTTACCAAATAATGTAGTATGTATATGAGTTTTAAGTTCTTTTATACTCATATAATCTTCTTCATCTAATTTATTACCAGACATTAATTCTTTAATTGAGTTAAAATTACGAACATCGCCAGTGTTTCTATTAACTAAAAAATGTTTACTATTACCGTATGTTGATCTTTTCATCTCTTTTAGTTCAACACCTTTAGCTGGTGTTGCTATTGTTGAATCAAAATAATTAACATCGTGGATAATGTTTAATCCATCCTCACCCTTATCATCAAAACAAAATACACCTAAAACGACTTCATCACCCAAAGTACCTCTAACCATTTGATATCGTTTAGATTGAATTGTAAATGGTTTTGATACTTCACCACTTTTTGAATCCTTTACTTTAGATAAATATTTTATTGTTTGTGTATCTTGTGGTTCAATATCTTCAGTTATTTCAATATCAACATCTTTAACTTTTTTTGTGAAGTCTTCAATTGCTGATGCATTAGCTAACACATCTGAGGAAGGAATACTTAATTTACTTTTACCTTTTTCATCATTACCATTACCATTACTGTTGGTAGTATTTGATGTATCTAATTCATCTATTCTTTTCATTCTTAATGTTATTTATACTCTAATGTTGTGTCCCTTACATATAGTGAAGCTTCAACAACATTTAATTTTATTCCAAAGTGAAAATGTAATCTAGTTGTAGGGTATGATTCATAATTATCTATATTTTCATAACCTAAAGCAATAACACCATCAACTGAGTCCCAAACAGATAATAATGAACTATCTTGAATTAATTCAAATTTAATATCAGATTCAAGTCTTCCAACTTTTTTTATGAAATTATTATGAGGTGGTGATGGACGACCAGATGCTGGAAAAGCGTCCCAATCTTGCCCATCAATATCCTTAATTGTGTCTGAAAATAAAAATTCATATATGAATTTACCCTTATAATCGATACCAATATAATTAATGTATATTAAAAACATGTCCTCCATTACTTACTAGCTTTAGGTGGTGTCATTGGTAATGTTGTTGGTAATATGAACGGTTTATTTGTTCTATTTGGTTTAATAGTTGGTGATGGTTTAATAGTTGGTTCAACTATAGGTTCAACTTCTGTTTCTAATTCCATATCTTCATCAAGTTTAAAATTTTCGTTTAATTTGGATAAAATATCCTTTTTTACAAAAATACGTCTTTTTTTTGATTCAGTCAAGTTATCAGTTGTTTTTAATATGTCATTTGAATTAGGTTGAAACATATTATTTTTTTTAGGGTTAGAAAGCATTATTCCATCCACTTCATCTTCGTCTTTAGTTGATTCATTTACGCTTTCAAATTCTGAATCACCAAATTCATCCATATCATCTGAATCACCAAATTCATCACTACCATTTGAATTATCGGTATTATCATCTGAACCACTTTGGTCACCATCATTAGTGTTTCCCTTTCCAGAACTTTTGACTTTTTTAATTATATCACCTTGATCGTTATCATCCATATCACCAGTGTTTGTCGCTGACAATACCGAATTTATCGCAAATTTCTCCAAATCAAAATCTGGTTGACCTTGAGATTCAGTATACGCTCTAAGTGATTGACCTAACTTTCCAGTTAA